AAGTCACAAACACGTTTAAACCGTTGAACAGAATAGACTATGCATTCAGAAGACATGAACCAGACACTCGCCTCGTTAAAACCCTCTTTGAAGCTCAAAACGTAACCAGAATACAATCTCTCATAGATATTCTCTTTGGTTATGAAGCTCTGCTGGAAGATCGCGGTATTAAGTCAGTTCCTTTTGACAAGACCAATAAAGCCGAAGACAGTGGAAGAGACAATGAATGGATTTTGGAAATTGAAAAGTATATTGTGTGGCTAGACACTCTAATACAGAGAGCAGAAGAACTCCCCCCGAGAATATCTGCAACGGTAAACGTTGATTCTAGCTCTTTTATCAGTCCTTCTGGACAGTTCTTGGCGACTGGACAGGCCGTAAGGTTGAAAGCGGGTGAGGGTGGAACGGTGCCGGAAGAATTAAACAGTCCATTTAATGCGTTTGTACCATACTACGCTATTGTTACTAGGTCTGGTGCTATTCAGTTGGCATATTCCAAAAACGACGCCACTGCCGGAAGGTTTATAGAGTTTTCTACCGGCTCCGGGGAAGTGTATTTGGAAATTTTCAAAAGTGACAAAGTTCTTCCTAAAATGATGACCAATCCATATTACAACCATTTTGTTGTGAGCCACGATAGAGGGTTACCTTCGAGTTTTGAGAGGGCCAGAAACGGGTTATTCGAAAGACAAAATGTTTTGGATGTTAATGGAGAATACATCGACTTAGAAAATTTATTATTTTTCAGGAATGACAGAGAAACAAGCGTTTTGTTAACACAGAACAGCGAAAATAAGATTGCGGGTGCGGATTATTCTATTTTCGAGGTGTCGCACATTTGCAGGTTTAATCAGTACACTAGCGGTAACAAGTTAATATATGATCCCTTTTTAGGAATCAAAACCCCTAGGGTGTTTTTAAGTTTTCTGAGGCCGACAGAACCCACGGGAAGACTCCATGTGGGGGGTTTGGTTTTGAGTGACAACTCCTTAATAGATAACATCGAAAAATCGATACAAGATATAAGAGACTATTACGATGTATACAACAACATTAGGGGTGATGATACTACAGAGGCAGTCAGAAGGTCCGTGGGGTATCAGGGACCAAAACAGTATATGGAAAACTTGGGTATTAACGAAAAGTCACAGTTTGTATTTTGGAAATCTTTTGTACAAAACAAGGGTACAAATTTTTCACTTGAGGCTTTTACAAATCAACGTGCATTAACCGGAGTAACAGTTGATGAGTTCTGGGCATATAAACTATGTGAGTTTGGGGATTCTAAGAAAAAAGCCTACCCTGAGATAAAACTCAATACGGATGACGTAATTAGAAAGGAACTTCGACTTGAATTTGTTCCACCAACTGGCGGAACTATCGGAAAGGACTATATTCCTATTCGACTAACTGATTTTAACCGTTGGGAAAATCTTCCAGATGTTGTGGATCTAATGAAGCCGTTCAAGGGTTATTTCTTAGATGTTGAAGAAACTGAAATATTCACGAATGCTGAAAATCTAATACAAACGTCAACGATCACAAGTATTACCAATAATCCGGTTTTACGATTGAACGTCCCTGTTTATGGTGCTAAGATCGAGTATGAAATTTCTGATGAAAAATTCATTGCCAGCGAAGGTGTGGATTATAGATTTATAAACGGGTTAGTCATAGAATTCATTGCTACAAACATCGAGGTGTGGCAGAATATTACTGTTACTGGGTTGAGGTATTCATACGACAGTACTAACATTTTCAAGTTGATAGATAACAAACGTGAGGAACGGGTGGTTGCCGATATTCCTATATGGAACCCGGCTTTTGGACAAGAAAACCCAGTAGGAAATTATCCAATAGATTTTAAGCTAGAAAAAGATCCAGCCTCGTATACTTTGGATTTTGATGTTAATTCTTCCAGTGGCGCGTTTATCAAGAGAGAAAGTTTTTGGGAAGAAAAACAGATAGGAAAAGTTTGGCTGGATATAACCAAAAAAGGATACGTTCCTTACTACGACAAATTCATTTTTCCAAATCAAGAAGAGCGCAGTCTGAAGTGGGGCAATTTAGCAGATTACGGAGAAATAGAAATGTATCGCTGGACAGAAAGTGATTTCTCACCAGAGGATTATATTAACGAAGTAGAGAAACAGTCTCTAGAAAATATACCACTGGGGGAAAAGTTGACAGGAAATCCAAAATCTGTGGTTTATAAAAAAGTAGTAAATCCCGGAGCGGGACAAGCCCGGTGGGAAGAAGAAAAAACCATTGTAAGAAGTTTCCCCAAGGCCGGGATAGAATCGTCAGATTTGGAAGATTTCACACCTGAACAATTTCTTGACCTGTACGTTAATGGAAAATTTACCTTAAGGTTTAATTATGTTTCCTATGACGTATTTTTGGCCACGCTCGCATTAGCAGAAACCTTCGGGCTTGATATCCCCGACAATTCAATAATTACGTTGGTAAAGGAAGCTGTTGTCCCTAGCGAAGAGGAAATTGATAATGGTGATTATATCCGGGTACATCCCCACAGTAAGATAGACTACATAGACCGCGTGAGCGGTGATATAAAATCAAAGTATTACTTTTGGGTTAGAGGTGACAAATCACAGAAGTTGTTGAATAATACTACACTTACTCTTTTTGACGCGGAGCGTGAACTCTCAGATATGACCAAACCCTACGCCGTTATTGAAGGATTCCGTGAGGAGGGTGATGGTTATGGTGTGTTGTTCGGGGCAACCTACGACCCCGACGACAACAATCTACCATTGCGATTCTCTCAACTTATCATCAAAGGTTTGGCAAACAGCGTTAAGAATAACTCTGATTATGTACTAAGACTTCGGAAAGATTTTACATTAAGAGATGATCTGGGTCTTGATTTAGAAAAAAAGAACAAACACGTAGATTGGAAACTTATTAGAAAGAACCAAACTTCTAAAATCGATTTTATTCTTTGGAGAAAAGTGGTTGAAAGTACTACCGGATTTGAAGTTGTGGACGAATTGTTCAACATTGACGAGAGAGTCCCGGTTCCGTCTGAAGAAAGAGTCAGATACGATGTATTAGTGCGCGGCGCTTCTACACGAATTGGACTGGGTAGAGAGCAAACTTTAGTTGATAGAGACATCCTAAGAAAACTTATTACTCAGGTGCTGTTTGAACCGAACAGAAAATGGTCTGTTGGTGATATAGAAGCGTTCTACGAATCTTATGATCTAACGGTACCAGAGGGATACGTACAGCTACTCAGAGCGATATATGCTCTGTTCACCGTGAAAGAAGTCAATGACATCTTTTTTGAGATTCTGGAAAATTCTATGATTGCTAAGAAAAAGCACCCGGACTTTTTCAAGACTTCGTGGGTGGCCGTAGATGTTGGAAATGCGGGTACTATTTTAGAAGGTGAGACGCTGGAAATTGTTAAAGTGGTTGGTAGTGAATTAGAGTGTGCTGTAGACGTACCACCACCACCAACTCCTACCCCCACCCCAACCGTGAGTGTTACACCAAGTGTTACACCAAGTGTTACACCAAGTGTTACACCAATACTATCACCCACCCCAACCCCGTCGGCTGCATCCGTACCAATCTGGGTAGATATTACGCCTGATACATATTGGACTGGTGATCCAACTACGGGTGACGGACAGACCCCAACGGTATACACCAACCCATGTTGGACGAAAAGTTTTGAAGGGTTCAATAGTATGAACATAGTTATCAATCCTGCATATGAAAACATTAACATTCAGGGTGTTAGATTTACATTAACATCATCGGGTACAGGCGGTGTGTCGGGTGACACACAAGTGACTTTTGATGCGATATCGGGTGGGGCGGGGTATCAAGCAATGGAATTGGTGGATGGCGTTCCCCAGATATTTGAATATACCGGACTATCTGGAATTATAGGTACTGGTGCTAATATTGATATTCTTGGATTTGCGTTTTCAGGTGAAATAACATTGTGCTCTATTGAAATTTTAACGTCTGATATCATACCATAAGTACAATAGCCGGACGGAAATCCTTCTATATACTAAATAGTAACGAGGTATTGATAAGTTTTTCCACGACACAGAAAGGTAAGGCTTTCATCGTCGGGAACATGGTGGAATAAAAACATATGGTACAAGAAAATAACAGTCTAAGCAGTCACTACAGTCAAGAGCAGATTAGAAAATATCTGATTCAATTTATGGCTATTTTTTCTGGTCTTCAAGTGAGTGTGGGGAAAAACGATTTCAATTCCGAATCAAATTTGATACGGGTTCCAGTTATTCATGGCTCCAAAGATAGGGTAGTAGCCCATATTATGGCGAGAAACTCCCCCAATATACCGGTCAAACTTCCTATTCTTAGTGTTCGGTTTTCAGATATGGAATTGGCACTGGATCGTATGAGCGGCATGAGAACCATAGATAAATCTGTAACTTTTCCTAGAGGGGGAGTTTTCCCTGATGATCTAAGAACAATCGAAAAACTTAAACCAATCCCGTGGAGAATCCGAGGAGAGGTTAACATTCTAACATCTAATTTGTTTCATCAATATGAAATACTCGAACAAATAGCTTTAATATTTGATCCAGATCTTCTTCTGTATACCTCAGATGACCCCGACGACCACACTGCAATACACCGAGTGATGCTAATGTCTATTGACAATGAAGAAAATTATCCCGCAGGAGGTGAAAGAAGAATACTTTCGTTGAATCTGTCATTCCAGATAGAGGCTTGGTTAAGTGCTCCTGTAAATGTAAGAGACGATATTATACAGAAAATAAAATTGAGAATACAAAATCTAGAAAAAGCTGCTAGTTTTGAAGAAGTAAAACAAATAGCAGCGTCCCGTGGAATGGAAGACGATTATGAAAATATATTTGATATTGATGACTTAGACCCACCACCTAGGTAAATTTACAATTTCCAAATACACGCCTAATAAATATCATTGAACATTTGCGATAATTCAGGAGAATAAAATATGGCAAGTTTAATTAGCCCCGGTGTAAGTGTAACCATTGACGACCAAAGTTTTTTCATTCCGGGTCGTGCGGCTACAATTCCGGTAATTTTCATTGCGACTGCTGACGAGAAAACACAGCCTGACGGCGTGACTCCAGCACTTGGTACATATGAGTATGGAGTTTTTAGAGAAGTAACGTCTATCCGTCAGGCCGTTGAACTATACGGAATTCCTAGATATTTGGAAAGTGTTGATGGCCAACCGTTCCACGGCGACGCCAGAAACGAATACGGTTTGGATGCGTTAAACAAATTTTTGGAAGTTGGTAACAGAGCATATGTTGTCCGTGCCAACGTGAACTTGGACGATTCTATTACTGGAATCCGTGCATTGTGGGGACGCAAAATTTCAGAAGCTTCTGATTACGTTTGCGAGCTTTTCGAAGATTACCTAGCAGAGTTCAACGAAGAAAACGAATTGTATGGCCCAGCAGCCTCTACAGAAGTAGCTGGTTCTGACGCGAAACTTTTGATTGAAGAGGCTCTTACTGACCTATTCAACGTATATTCTTTCTCTTCCAAGAACAGAACAGGAAACAACAATCTTTTCAAGCAAAATTTCTTAGAGGATAACAACGTTGCTAGGTCGGGGTACCAAGAAATAGTATTTGATACAACCGGGGGCTTCCTAACCACCGATGATGTTACTGGACTGAATAACGATGCCACCACTTACGCATTTACCATTAGCATAGAAGGTGCAGTGCCGCAAACGGTTTCTCTAGATGGTGCGGCTATTCAGACTTTTGGAGAATTGATAGACGAAATTAACACCGAACTCGGTGGTGACGCTTTTATAGATTTTGTCGCGGGTCGTTTAAGAGTAACTTCTGCTTTGTCTGGGGCCACTTCAAGTATTGAAATAGAAGAAGGCGTTTCTGGTGCGACGGGACTATTTAGTTCCTTGAATCTATTCTTGTTCCTAGCTGACCCAGTACAGGGTCTAGGCACAGACCAACTATTAATTTTTGCCGACGGCTATGAAAATGCTGCCACTGGGGATTATTTTGGTCTGTATAATGCAATTGATGACAGTTCTTCGTACACTTGTCCAGAAATTGTGGCACTGTTGTCTACTGCCGCTAACGAGTATGAGTTGACAAGAGAGTTCAGGAATTTCACCAGTTTGGGTATTAATGATGCTGAAAGAAGAGCAGAAATCGTAGCCCAGATGCAAGCTGCAATCAATGACCCGACCCTTGGTGTGAGAAACCCTGACGCTTATTCATATAACCTACTAGTAGCTCCGGGATACCACGAGCTTACGGACGAATTGAATAGGATGGCAGTTGACATGTTGGAAGAAGTATTTGTAATCGGTGAAACCCCGTTTGACAGACCGCCAACTGGATTTAACGGTATTACCACTTGGGCTCTTTCTTCAGAAAGAACCACATATCCCGGCGCTGCTTACTACTATGGTCACGGAATTTCTTCTAATCTCGACGGTAGAAACATTCTAACCACCTCGGCCTCTACTGCCTTGAGAGTCTATGCTTTCAATGATAGAGAGACTGCCTTGTGGTACGCACCAGCGGGTGTCGAACGTGGATCATGTCCTCACCTAACAAAAACTGGTTATGTTTCTGGGAACTTGGGGGGTCCTACCACATTTGTAGAGGAAGATCTCAATGTTGGTGCTAGGGATTCGCTGTATGAGTTTCCTAAAAACATCAATCCGATCACACGCATATCCGGAAGAGGAATCTTGGTTCTTGGCCAGAAAACTGTGTACGGTGCCGTATCTTTGAGAGAATCCGTAAACATCGAAAGATTGTTGAGATACATCAAAAGAGAAGTTCGTAGAGGGTTGTTCCCTTACCTGTTTGAACCAAACGATCAGATTACTCGCGATCAGGTGAAAACTACTGTGGATAATTTCTTGTTCGGATTGATCAACACTAGAGCATTGTTCGACTTCGCTACAATTTGTGACGATTCCAACAATACTCCAGATCGTGTTCAGCGCAAGGAACTTTGGATTGATGTGGCCTTAAAGCCAGTAACAGCGGTAGAATTTATCCCTGTTACTATTAGAGTGGTTGCTTTAGATGCAGACATCGGTGATCCGGGTAGCATTATCGCAAACCCACCATCTAACACGTAATAGATAAACCGTGCGGTAGAAAAGAAAAAGCCCCGCTCGCGGGGCTTTTTTATGGTTTATTCCAAACCCATTTATTACTTCCACAATCCCATATTCGATACCACCCTTCTTTTCTCCTGTTCTCGTATTCTGTCATTTGCGGGTCGTCATTATACTGCAATTAGATTTTAAATCTAGAAGAAATTTTTTTGTAAAATTGATTAACCCTAGATTCTAATCTTTTTCTATTTTCAGATTCTAAATATTTTCTAAAGTTCGGGTGTTCTTCTTCAATTAATTCATAGAACTTTGTGGAAAACTTTTTGGCGTCTTCGCCGATTGTTTCTTCTTTTAACTTGTCTATAGCCATTTTATAAGTAGCCTTTCTAGACGCTAGACCAGCATTTTCGGCTTTTCGGTTAAGGCTTTCGATCTGACCCTGTAACCGTTCCAAATAACGATTCATTTTCTCAACACCCAACATGTATGCTTTTTCGAAAAAATCTTTGCTGTTGAACTTTTTGCTTTTTTCATGATCCGTAAGTTGGTCAGAACCGTCAACTCCCTGATCCTCTAAATTATTAGCAATTTTTGCAAGTTCTTTGATGACTGGTATTGCAATTTTTTTATTTTCAATAAAGTCATCTACCGCACCAATTTCTGGTAGTGTTGGAGTTTGGATAACTATGGCGTATGTATCAGAATCTTTCCTCTTGGCCGCTCTTATTGATTCGGAGTTTCCTTGAATGATAACGATATCAACATTTGAAAAGAATCCATTTTGAATAACTTCCCCCAAATTGTATTCCAGTTTTCCGTTATTTGCGTCATAATGTGCATTGTCCAGATTGTCTACGAATGCATGCAAAGCGAGAGAAGCCCTGTTGTGGTTTTTGCCCATGTGTTTATCCTTATGTGATCGAAGATATTTATAGAATAAAAAGTATCAGAATCGATAAATAATGATGAACACTAAAATACTTAGGAGTTAAAGAGTATGGCAACAATCGCTGATATGGGAATCCCCGGTGACCTAGGAGAAGGTATTTCACAACCTCTATATAAAAATCGCTGGAGAATTCAAATGAATTTGAGAGGTCAGGATGGGGATGGCGTAAGAGCGGTTACATCAATGGCCATCACGGCTGATAGACCAAAAGTAGAATACGAAGAAATTCAATTAGATAGATATAACTCTCGTGCATTTCTACAAGGAAAGTATACCTTCCAGCCTATCACGGTCGTAATAGAGCCAGATATGGGTGGAAGATGTCATTTGGGCATCCAGAGACAAATGGAAGTACAGCAAAAACTTATTGGTCCGGATCGTGGTTTGTATCTGGGCCAAGCAGAAGCAGGATCTGACTACAAGTTTTCCATGATAATGCAATTGTTGAATGGTTCTCACCCAAACGCGGGTGGAACTGCAATTTTGGAAGAATGGTTTCTTGAAGGGTGTGCTTTAAACAATGTTGATTTTGGGGACCTAGATTATCAGGCGTCTGAAACAATTAAAACCACTCTGACGGTTCGTTATGACCATGCATACTTGGTAGTCCGTGGAAGAGCGAAGTCTGCCCTAGGCGGCGCTGCTTAAAGTATATAAAGCTCAATTGAAAAATACAAAAAAGGCCACAAAAATGTGGCCTTTTTTTATAAATAAAATAAAGGTGTGGTATCTTTACATGAAAATCCTAGCTAGAGTGCAATACGCTATACGTCAAGGTAACTTCGATGAAGCCAGAGAAGTCTTGAGTCAACAATCACAAACCTTTTTAGTGAATGATTTCGGTCCTAGTTTTGTCGTCGAGCCTGAACAACAAATAGACCTTAGTTACGCAGATTTGCAGAAAGACTATGGCGGCGGTAGGGTCTCTAGGGGGCTTATCTTCCTAGAATTGGTATCTTTATCAAAAAAGGGGAAAAATCTAAATAGTGTGTTGTTGTTTGATCGAATTCCCCAATATGCTAGCGTAAAAGCTTTGGATTTTGCGAAAACAACCGATGATAAGATCAGATTCGTTTCGGAAAGTTTGGGAATTGGAAACCTTGTATCTGAATTGAGCATCTATAAAAAAGACCTACATGAAAATACTAAGACTAGATTGGTAGAAGTGTTTGATCAAGTCAATTCCGGCACATTCCTGAGAAAGAACAATGAAGATGTTCTTTCTTTTCTCAGAAAAAGTGTTAGAACATTAAAAATTTCGAAAGAGAGACTGGTGATTAGATAATGACTGGTATAATAACAGGCCCGCTTTTATACACAAACGGAAGCGCTCCCGGACCAAGAGTCGCAGATAAATTTGCCTCTAGCGAAGCCCCAAAACTAAAATTTAACTTTTTTATCAAATTTCAATTTCGTCAAAATTCTCCTCCCAATGCCGAGTCTTTGGGTGAATTGTCAATAGAATCAAATTATCTACCAGTAAAGACAGCAGGTAGAATCACCCCTATCATCAATTACAAAGATGTTAACTATTATGGGTATAGGACTAAAGTTGCTACTAAAACCGATTTTTCGGTCCTGAACGTTACTCTGTATGATGATTCCAGCAACAGAAGTCATGAATTGGTCGACAGCTACATGAAAGCCATCAGTCCTCTAGCCGACGCTAACAACGCTGATAGTGTAAGAGGTCTTACTACTGTTCAAGCACTACAAAACGGTAGTGAATTGGGCATTATAAAAACTATAACACTATGGCACGTGTCGAATGGTGGAGATAAGAAAACACAATACGAATTTTTTAATCCCAAAATAACAAACATTATAGCAGACGAACTTGATATGTCTGCATCTGACGTATCCTTAATCAATATTGCTTTTGTTTACGACGGATACAAAGTTACACACCTTTAAGTTTCAAAACTAAAATCATACCATAAATATGTCTGCCAATATAAGGAGTAGATATTATGCTTAAACCACTAAGAGACGAGGTGTTTGTCGAAATCGAAGAAGCCGAAAAAAGAAAGTCTGGGATAATTTTGCTCGGTGGATCGGGCAATAGTAACACCGGGACCGTCAAAGCAGTGGGTCCCGGATTCCGAAACCCTCACGGGGTTGTTGAGAGTATTCCGCTTAAGCTGGGAGACCGAGTGTTTTTCCCTAGGGGTACGGGGTTGCGTATAGAACATGAAAGAAACGAATTCCTCATGCTTAAGTTTGGCGATATCATGGGTAAGATAGAGGAATAACAATGCCTAAGCATAGACCCACATCTGGTGGGCGGTGGGCTGAAGGCCAGTTTCAACCAAAAAACCCAGAAAAATATCTAGGAGACCCAAATCAAATTTTCTTTCGATCTTCGTGGGAACAAGAAGCATTCAAGTTCTGCGACAATAACCCTTACATAATCAAGTGGGCGTCTGAAGAAATCGCTATACCATACCGCAAGCCTAGTCCCACAACCGGAATGTTGGTAGATTCCATATATCTTCCGGATTTGTTCGTTGTGATTAGTGATGAAATGGGCGAGATTCGCAGGGAATTGATTGAAATCAAGCCTAAAAAACAAACACAAAAATCAAGAGCTAGAAAACCGTTACAGCGGGCAAACGAAGAATATACTCTTATGGTCAATCGTTTGAAGTGGGAAGCGGCAGAACATTGGTGCAAGCAACGCAATATAAGGTTTAGACTTTTGACCGAAGACGACCAGTTCTTATAAATAATTCAATGAATAGCAATGGTTTAACCAGATTATGTATAAAAAAACAGTAGAAGAAACGGCAGCAAGCGGTTCTGTGGGAGCACACTCCATAGCCGTAAGAACAGACGGCGCGAAAGACGATTTCCCAACCCAACGTAGGGGTGGGAGTTTTTTAGACTTTATGGAAAAATTTAACTCTCGTCTCAAGAACAAAGCAAACATGAAACTTGTCGATTCTAGTAGACCTTTCCCTAAAAAGCTAAAAGAAAACGTATCTTTGGATCAAGTATATTCTAAACTTAGTGGTATTCGAAATCAGGGTAGAATGGAAGACAACAATACATCCACTTACGGGGTAGAAGACGACGACGGAAACTTGATGAAAATTACCGTTAGAGGAGATCAGGCCGAAAAGTTTGAGGTTGCTTTAGCACAAGAGTTGGGTGAGCTTGAAAATTACAAGATGACAGGCAGGGGTGGTTATGGAAGAGAAGTTTCCATAGCAGAAGTTCTATATAACCTCAAACAACAGTTTGATATCATCACAGTAGAGTTTCCCGAAATACCCACTAATAAAGTTTACAATGCGGACAAGGTTTCTGATCCAGAAGATGCAGAGTTCGGTGAAGAAGAATTCCAGAAAGACGACGCCGATTTTTCTGATGATGAAGAATTCAATATGGACGGCATGGATGACACAGACGGCGATGCTGGCGGGATGGATGATCTTGGTGACGGCGACGACGAAAC